CGCCACCGATGGATGGTGGAGAAAGGTGAACTGGTGCGGCGGGTGCGCCGCCGTGCCCGGGCATTCGTAAGTGCGTGCTCTGGGCATCAACCCCTCCAACTCTGCCGCCGCGCCGCCGCCATCATACGCCGCCGGGACGCAACCTGCCCGCTGATGAAGCTATCAAGCTGGTTCTGATTATACAACGTCACCTGATCCTTGATCGTCATGCGCCGCGCCGCCTCTTCAAACGCCCGAGTCCGCTTGGCCTGGATCAGCGCACGGCGCGCGTTCTCTTCCCAGTGACGCACCGCCATCGCAAGCGAATACACCCGATCGTCCTGCTTGGTCCCCTGCGCCTCGATCTTGTCGCCCTCGCGGGTGATCCACCGCATCTCATCCAAGGACTCCTGCGATCGGATGTGGAGCATGCCGTTCTGCACGAAGTCGCGCAGGCGCTCCATGATCGCCACCTTGAGCTGCGACTGCGCCTTGAACTGCCACGCGTGGCCGCGTCCCATGCTGTCCGTGCGGGTGTAGATGTAATTCCGCACGTTGCGCTGGATGTCCTGCAGGCCGCGCTCTGTCAGCGTCGAGCCGAAGTAGCCGTGCCGCAGTTGAAGCTTCAAGTCCTGCAACTCCCGGAACGTGGCCTCGCCGGGGCCGTTGATGTCGACAATCCGGTAGACAGTCGACCGCTCGCCGGCATACCACGCTTCCAGGCTGGCGATGACCCACGCCAATTGCTTGGTGTTGATCAGCGGCCAGCAGTATTCGGCCACCTGATCGAGCCCGTCCGCGTAGGCGCGCATCACCTCGATCGAGGACCGGTTGTTGAACTCGGCGCGGCCGAAGGCAACATCGGTGGCGATAATGTAGACAGAATCCTCGACCGGCTCCTCCCACACCTTGAGCTGCACGGACTTGGCGTTGGGCGCAGGATAGACACGCAGGTCGCTGAACTCGATGCCGGCGGTATAGTGGTAGGTCTTGTATTTGCGGCTGACGTGAAGCTTCATCTGCTTCGTCAGTTCTTCGGGATCGAAGAACACCGCGCCCGTCATCTGGAACGCGTCTTCCTCAGTCCAAGGCTGCTGTTCAAGCCGCGAATTGTCGCCCGAGAAGTCAGGATCAGCGTCACCGTCCGCATCAGCGGTCGGATTCATCTCCTTCCTGATCCATGCAAGCTGTTCGGCCGTTATTTCGTGGCCGTATTGCTCGTAAACCTGCCGTATCTTCTGCTTTTCGAGCGGCGAAAGCGGTTGAATGCCGTATTTCTGGAAATCGGGGTCGTCTTGCTCTATTTTCTGGTCCGGATGCGACCACCAACCGCAGAAAATGCACTTTGCGTGGTGATCATCCTTCGCCTCATACCAGATTTCTTGCCAAATATTCGGCCCCTTGGCCGTGCTCTCATCGACAAACAAACGGTTTGGATTTTTCCTCGCCAAAGAATGGCGAAATGTCTCCATGCCGACGATATTGCCGTAGTTGCACAACTCGGAACGGTGCGAAACTGATATAGCGGAGCCGGTTCCGAGCGTCTGAGACGATTTGGTTTCCTTGACGCCGGCCGCTATCAGGTTTATGCGTGATTTGTTCTCCAGGATCAGGAAGTTCCGGTTATTTCCAATCAGTTTCGGGAAATTGTAGCTTGCCGGGAACCTCTGTATCATATCCACTAGCTCTTGACGGGCTTCCATCAAATGAGCCGATGTGTCAAACATCAGAGAGGCTGTAACGTCGAATATCCCAGTCCAAAATGCCATCAGCGCGCGGATAATGGTTGAAACGCCAAGCTGCCGGCTTTTCAGGACCTTAAAGTCGTGGATATCGTTACCCAGACCGTCGAATATCCCTTCTATGACGGTGGTCTGGGCGCCATATAGATTTTCACCAAGGATGATCCAGCCCTTTTCTTTGGACTTGACCCACGTGTGGTTTAGGAATTCGTAGAACGCCGCCTTGACAGAAGCGGCATGTTCCGGCGTCCAAGCCCCATCAAACGGCACGGGTCACCGCCTAACCCCCTGCAACATGCCACCGCTCCGCTCCGCGTCGGCGATTTCGGCGAGCACGATCTGCACGCGCGTCTGCACGGTCGACCAGAACACCGCCGGGTTGGCTTTGCCGTCCAGCATCAGAAGGTCGATCGACGTGCCCTCGGGGCCGACGATCACGTAGGCACCGCCGAAGTCCGCGCTGCCGTTCAGGTCGATCTTGTCGGCAATCGCGCGGAACCTCGCCGCATGGTCATGCGTATCGGTGTTCATACTGCCCACCCTTCACCTTGGTCGTCAGCGCCTTGCCTACAGACCATGAGCGCATGACCGTCTGCGCCACGTCCGCCGGCACGCCACTGTAGATCGAGCGCTTGCCGCTGTCCCAGGCGACGTGCAACTCCCCCGTGTCTGGGTCGTGTCCGATCTGGTTGATGTGGGACGAGAACACGTCCTGCATCGCCAGCGCCATCACAACTCCCCCTCGATCACAGGCGCGTATTGCGCCCGCTCGTGCGCCTCGAATGCGACGATCCCAGCCGGCGTGATCCGGTGCCACTGGTCCATAACGCGCACACACAAGCGTCTGCTGGCCAGTCCCTTGATGACATCTTCCCAGCGCCCGATGGCCAGCATGTCCTCGTGCGACAGTATCTCCATCGCCACAGCTTCGTTGTCAGTCAGCATAGACCACCTTCCTGCGGATATAGGCTTTGTCGGCGTGCGCGCCACAATACGGCCGCCCGTGGCGCTCGACAGGACACCCGCACAACGTGAAGCGCCGGGTGCCCGGGATGTCGCTCGGCCACTGACATACCGCCGTGCTCACGTTCACCGGCTTTGGCTTGGGCGCAGACCAGACATACCCGAGAGTAGGTTTTTCGTCCGATGACGGTTCGGTATGGTTCCTGACAGTAGCAACCGATACCGCCGCCTCGACAGGCTCCGTGAGAGAAACCAGCGGCGGCAGCGTCACGGCCGGGGCGACCTCGACGGGTGCCGGCTGCGCTTCCTTCTGCGCCAACCGCTGCGCCCGTCTCTCGGCCCCGCCTGGCTTCTTGCGGTGTGATGGCTTTATTCCCTTCTGCGCCATGTCCCACCGATACAGCTTCCCGACGACCGCGTTGTAGCTGACGCCGATCTCCTGGGCTATCTCAGCCCGGTTACTCCCGGCGCTCTTCATCTCCAAAGCCCGCTGCATCATCCATGGCGTCCACGCTTCGCCGCGCCAGTTCGGCCTCGATTTCAGACTTCCGGCAGACCAAGCCTCGCCCGTAGCGCCTGCGCTATCCTCTTGAACACTGGGTTCCATTCGAAGTCCGCCTCCTGCCTGAAGATACGATGATTCGGATACCAGAGCGCCGGCCCCTCTTTGCGACCGATCCGCCAGTCGCCACCGCGGCGCGAGTAGGCGACCCACGTTTCCTTTCCCATCGCACCGCACAGGTGCCCAAGGAACGACTCGATCGTGATGACGAGGTCCAGTTCCTTGATGATGTTCACCGTATCCGTCGCATCCTTGATGTATGGCGACAGGTCCCGGATCAGCGCTGCACAGCCCGACAGGTGCAAGTCCTGCGCCCTGGGGCCGATCTGGAGGGAGTAAAGCTGCACGCCGGGCACATCGTAGAGGTCGAGGAACTGCGTGACAGGGATCGAGCGCCACCGGTCGATCCCGTTCCCAGGCGACCCGCCAAACGCGATCCCGATGTGGATTTTGGCATCCGTCGCCTTCCATCCGGTCGGCATGGTGGTCGGGAAATCCGGCATCCGCCACGCTTGGTGATGACTGGCGATTTGCTCCGTCGTCAGGCCAAGCACCGTCGGCAGGCCCATCACCGGGCACCAAGCGTCGGACAGCGGCAGCATCGTCGTGGCAGGTATCACGCTCACGCTCGGCCAGTCCCGAAACGCCGTGGTCAGCATCCGGTGCAGCTCCGCATGCACCTGGAACAGCACCCGCTTGGCGAACTGCGTGGTGCGCGGCACGAACCGCGCCATCGACAGCGTGTCGCCTATGCCGTGCTCGCTGGCAATGAACAGGGTGTCCAGATGCCCGCCGGTCCACCGCGGATAAGGGTAATTCTGGAAGCTTTTCAGCCCCTTCTCCATCGCAAACCGCGCCTCGAAGTGCCGCAGTCCGGTCGCATAGTTTCCGTCCCACAGGTAGCACAACGCGAGCGCCAGCTCCGCCTCCGGGGACGTTGGGTTCAGGCTCCAGCCGCGCAGCGCGTAATCGATAGACATCGAGGTCTGGTCGATGATGGACAGAACCTGGCTCTGGTTGGTGTAGAGAAACCATTCCTGGTCCTCGCCGATTGCCTCGGCGTTCTCGTCAAAGAAGTCCCTGGCCTGATAGCCAGCGTCGACCGCCTCATAGATCGCGCCGTCGTTCTTCAGTTGGTGCGCGATGTTCACCATCGCGGTGTATTGCAGCTTGGGCGAGTTGTCCCCGTGCTGATGGTTCGGCCCGTAGGGAATCGACAATACCCGGCGGAACGCCGCGATCGACGCTGGCAGCTTCCCCAGCTTGGACAGGCAGATGCCCATGGCAGCCCATGCCACGGCGTTGGTCGGGTCGATCGTCACCGATGAGCACAGCAGCCGATAGGCCAACTCCGGGTCCTGCTCGGACACCTTCACCGCGTCGTTGTGGAACTGGACGCTCGATCCCCTCGCCTGGACGTTCATTACTTCACAAGCCCCTTTCTGATCTTGTCCGCTCGGCAGATGGTGATCGACCAACGCGACCCCGTTCCGGCTTGCGCCGACATGCGGTGAACATATTCGGGGGTCCCGTTCCCGTTGTGCAGGGATACCGGGTGACCCGCGGCGCAGTGCGGACACGCGTCAGCAATCGTGGCCGGCGGGACGCCGTCGTCGGCCATGTTATGCGGCCGGCTTAGGCGGCGATGGCGCTGGCGTCGGCGCTGGCGCCGGGTTGATCTGCGCTTTCAGCGCCTCGATCTGCGCCGTGAAGTGCTGATACATCGCCTCAAGAGGATTTTCCCGGCCATGCCACGGACGCCATGATTCGTCAGCCATCGTGTGTTCCTTTTTCTGGGGTTTTTTAAGCGGCGTCGAACAGATCCACGGCGCCGGATTCCGCGTTTGCCAAGTTCTTTCGCGCAATGGCAAAATAGCCGCCCTTTAGTTCCACGCCGATGAACTTGCGACGCAGCTTGACCGCGCCAAAACCTTCGCTTCCGATCCCGGTGAACGGGGAAAGCACTGTATCGCCCCGGTTGCTCCAAAGCAGGATGGCACGCTCGATCAAACCAAGCTGGAGCGGGCAGACGTGCCGTTCATCCGAATGCTCACGTGCCTGCTGGACGTTGAGCGTATCGGTCTGGCGGATATCCATCCAGACAGGCGATGCCCATTGCTGCCATTGCTCGACAGGGAACGTGTCGCGATCCTGCCCAACAGGCTCCACGTTCTCGCCTGGCGCACGGAACACAAGGACGTAGTCGGCCATGCCTTGGCGCGAGCGGGTGCTGTCCTTCTGTAATTGCTTATAGAGCAATCCCAACGCCTTTGTCCGCGTCATCTCGACCACTGGGTCTTTCCACACGGTAACACGGCTGTGGAGTATCCATCCTGCCGCCTCGTGAGCGCGGATCAGATCGCCGCTGAAATCCTTGATACCGATTACGCCATCCTTCCATTTAGTCAACGGGAGGTCGGAACAATGGACGGCGGCGAGGCGCCCGGGCTTCATGACACGCGTAAGCTGTTCGAGCATGAAGCCGTAATGCCGGAAAAATTCGGCATCGTTGGCGCTGTTGCCCATGTCGCTCTCGCTGTCCGAGTAGACGAACAGATTTGAGAATGGAGGGGAGTAGACGCTGAATCCGGCCGATCGATCCGGCAACTGGCGCAAAACGTCCACGCAGTCGCCGTTATACAAGCTCCAGTCCTGACCGTGCGCATCATTCAAGCAGCGGATAACCATGCCGGCAATCTCCCATCGTGCTGCGGATCATAGGCAACCTTGATATTCGATGACTGGCCCATCGCCCGACGTGCGGCAGAACGCATCGAGCGCTTCATATGCTCGTGGCCATCGGCCTTGCGATCGATCGCGCGGCCGATCTGATCCTCGCCCTCGGCAACGATGATGTGGACGTGGACAGGGCGTGTTTGCCCGAACCGCCAGCATCGGCGAACGCATTGATACCACATCTCGTAAGAGAACGATCGGCCGACGAATACCTGTCGCGCACAGTGCTGATAGTTTAGTCCTTGGCCGGCAATCTTGCCTTTGGTCACAAGAGGGCGCCCCGATGTGAGAAACGCCAAAAGCCCTTCCTCCTTGCGCTCAGGTGTCATCGATCCACGAACATCGATGGCATCCGGCAACCGGCTCAGGACGGCGTCAGCCTCATGGTCGGTATCTACCCAGATCAACCACGGTTCATTTTGTTCGGTCCCGATAAGCCGCGCAACTTCGTCGGCGCGCACATCAGATGTCTGCCGCTTGAGCTTAAACATCTCAGTCGCAGAGACGTTGAAACCAAACAAACCGTCGTCGGGTGTGATCTCAGCCGTTACCTTGTGCTTATGGATGGACATCGGCGGCAGGACGAACCTCGATCCGTCAAACCCAAGATCGTCCGGCGATGATGCCATGACGGCCCACGATGCGACCCAATCCCAAAAATGGTTTTGAGCGTGACCCTTGAGCCGCCAGGTGCCGGTATCACTCGTGTCGTTGATAAACCACCTCATAAGCATATCGGCCTGTGGCATGATCCCGAGAAACTCGGAGTGCGTGCCAAGTTCCATGTGGTCATTAGGCGCGGGGGTGGCGGTGGCGCACAGACGGAACGGTGTGTCGGCAAACATGGAAGTCAGAGCGCGCGTTGTCGATCCCGCGAAGTTTTTCAAGATCGAGCTTTCATCCAGCACGACACATCCAAACGCGGACGGATCAAGCTTATCAATCCGGTCATAATTACAGATATTGATGCACATACGCACATCAGACATCTCGCGGATGACGTGGCAATCGTAACCGAAACGATGACCCTCTGCTTCGATCTGACGTGCGACCGCAAGAGGTGTCAGTATCAGCGATGGTGATCCGGTGAATGCCCTAGCTTGATCGGCAAACTCAAGCTCGCAGATGGTCTTGCCCAGACCTGTATCAAGAAACAGCGCCGATCGCCCCTGCCGCAGGCAAAACTCTGTCGCCGCGGACTGATAATCGAACATGTGGCCAGGCATAGGGCGGGGATCGATGCCAACAGGATCGGCCCGAGGCGCTTTCGCTGACAGAAAGGCCAGATATTCCGGGGTCACGTCAAACCTCCCAAAACGATGTTCTCGAACTCCCGCTCGGCCATAAGCGCCTCTTTCTGCCGCTGCGCTCCGCGTTTCTGCTCCCGCCAACCCACATCCTTGGGCGCGACAGGCGAAACCTTCCCCTCCGCCTCCAGATCGGCCGCCAAATGGCGCTGGTGAAGCTCCCGGACGATGTTTTTGGCGTTCCCGTGCAGCTTAAACCCCGAGTCAACCGCCCAATCATGCACTTGCGGGATCGTCCAGGCACATCCGGCCGGTATTTTCCGCTCTTCCAGCAGCCGAATCGTCACTTCCTGGCCCGCAGACGGCTTGTTGTTCCCTACTTTTAGCTCCAATTGCCCAAAAATGCCCGTTTCACGCTGGTAAACATACCAATCCAGATGCGCCGGCTTGATCCCGCGCGCCTTGCGCAGCGTTTCGGCTCGCATCCTGGCCTCGTCGGTGGCGCCTTTCATGTAAACGCCGGTCTCCACCGCCGTAAACCAGCAATCGCCCACCAAAACGCGCTCGAAATAGGCGTTCACGTAGTGCGAAAAGCGGTGCTCACGGTGGTTCACTCGTATCTCCAATTGCTACCAATGCAGACTTGCTTCCGCTCGGCCGCCCGGGCGACGTGTATCTCATGCATCTCGAGCCGCGTCGCCTTCCCGTAGTGGGCGATGTCGAGCTGGTCGATGTAGGTCTCCCATTTCTCGTCCCCGTATGGCCTGATATCAGACCAGAACCGGCCACACGGGGTATTGTCAGTCTTTGGCCGCACACACCGGCCCAGGACGAAGTCATGACCGGCTATCCTGACAGGCGGGATATCCTTCGCGGTTGGACCCCGAGCCGGCACAGCGCGTCAGTGAACGGCGGGCAGCGTCGTTACGGGCGCCACAACCACGGGCACCGCAGCCGCATTCGCCGGCGGCGTGGTCGGGATCGCCTGGAACAGAGCACACGCGGCAGCAACCGCGGTCGACGCAGCACCCGTCACCGCGACCGGCGCGCCCGCCAGGTTGGCCAGCACAAACACAGCCGGCAGCGCCGACCCGGCCGGCGACTGGCAGAACAGCGCACCTTGCGCGACGAACTTGTCCGCGGTCGTGTTGGTCTGCGCCGCCAACGCGCCCAACGTCAGCACCGCCTGCGCACCAGCCGTCACCTGCGCCGGGGTCGGCGTCGAGCTGCACCCCGATAGCGTCCCGCCGACCGCAGCGGCAAGAAGGACAGCCAGCGTCGTGAACTTGTGCGGGAAGCCACCCGACAGCGGCCCGCCCCGGTCCTTCGGCTGGAGGCTCCGCGGATAAGCTAGGACCGGCTCATCCAGGCTCGGATGGTGCTCCGTCACCTTGACCTTGATGCGGAACTCAGCCGGCAAGGCCGCGCCATCCGGCAGGTCCTCGTGGTCGAGATTCACCAGGAAGTCGGCCCTCGATTGCCGATCCCGCAGCATACGCGAAACCACGTCCATCGCGCCCTCCGGCGTCCGGCGTCCGCCACGCGTCAAGCCCATCAGCCAACTGACAATGCCCATTTTCAAGCCTCCAAAAGAACGCCCACCACATCGGTTTAGCCGGAGCCGTAGCCGTCGCCGTAGCCGTAGCCGTCGCCGGAGCCGGAGCCGGAGCCGTAGCCGTCGCCGTAGCCGTAGCCGTCGCCGGAGCCGGAGCCGTAGCCGTAGCCGTCGCCGTAGCCGTAGCCGTCGCCGGAGCCGGAGCCGGAGCCGTAGCCGTAGCCGGAGCCGTAGCCGTCGCCGGAGCCGTCGCCGTCGCCTTCGCCGGAGCCGTAGCCGCAGCCCTGGTGGCGAACCTTAATTTTCAACATATGCGGCAAATGTCGCCTCCGCTTTCTCACTCAGAAGCAAATACTCAATCGCATTCGTCAAAACGACCTCAGTCGTTCGATTGAGCCTGCTCCCCTTGCCAACACCATTATCCGCGACAGACGAAAGAGACAGAGCCCCACCATCCCACTTCCACAAACGATAACCGTCTACCAAATGAGCATCCATACCGTCCGCCGATACCAACGTCCCGATATGAACGCCAGCCGAATACGTCCGAACGATCACTCGCTTACCAATCAGTGGATTATTCATTTTCAAACCTCCGACCAAATGCACAAAAGCACGACGCAGAAAAGAAACAGCCAGCCCATCAAAACAGACCAACTAACGAAGCGATCAGTGCCATTAGTATGACCGCCCCACTAGCAATCAGTATCGAGGCAACGATGATTACAAACACGCCTCGATCGACGTTGGCCTTACAGACATATTTTCCGCTCCGACATCGCGATTGCATCATCCCACGCTGCCATGAGGTCGCCATGCGTCGTCTCGTCCGCATCGTTCATGTGGATGATCCCGTGAAACCCCCGCATCCGCGCCGCCGCGTCGAGGTGGTGCCGCGCCATCGCCATGTCGGCTTTATACAGATCAGCCTCGACGAGCGCCGTCACCAAAGCCCCCATCGAGCAATGGCGCACCGACGAAGCCCCGGCATGCATCGATCCCTTGACCCACAGGGGAGCCGGTATCAACGACCTGGCGTGCCGCAGCAACGCCGTCACCTCGGTCGAAACCCAGCCGTCTAACGGCATGACTGCTTCTCCCGATCCCGCCTCACCTCGCGCAGCGGCCAAGCCTCCGTCACCGTGTGCCGGCCGTCCAGAGCGTAATTGATCTCCGTCTCCCGGTCGTTCAGCACAGGACGATCCACCCCGCCCGACACCAGATAACCCTTCCGCAAGCCCTTCAGTTCGTCGCTCATTCTACCCTCCCACCTTCGCCTCGCGCGCCATCGCGCGGAGCTCATCAAATATCTCGACGTGCATATCAATCGACTCGCAGCGGCCAACCACGTGCCACCGCTCAACCCGGCACACAGGGCACACCCAACGCTTCGGCGTCTTGTCCGGGCCGGTGACCTCCATCAGACAGATGCCCCGCCATCGTCCCGGGCAAAATACGGCGTGTTCTCTTCCAGCGCCCGCTTCTGCCATGCCTCCAGGCGCCATATCTCCCGGATCGCCTCGTGCACCAGCGGGTGCAACTGCGGGTCACAATACCGCTCCCGCAGCGCACGAACCAACTCAGACACCATCGCTATTTCCGTCACGGCACAATCCTCCCGAACTTCCCGCCCGGCAGGCGATATACCATCCCACCATCCCACACCGCAGCCTCTACCAAATTCGTGGCAATCACCTCTATCTTCGGAATGCCATAACCCTTCGGCTGCCCATACAAACAACCGTCCGGCTGCTCCCAAGCCTCCAAACGACCATTCGGGACATCCAAATGCGGCACACGCAGCCAACCAAAACGCCACGCATACGACCAACTATTACCACTCTTCAGACGCTCGCCGTCGTCTATCAACTGTCCCATCTAACCCTCCCCTCTCTTTCCGTGGATGCGTCATAGCACCGTATCTTTGACGTGTCTATGGGATTCTCCGGGGGCCACATCGAGGTGCGTGCTAGAGCGTTGGTCCAGCGCGGTCCCATCGCCTCGCAGATTCACCCATGGCCTGGCGCCCCGCTGCCGGCCCCCGCCCCGAACGGCTCGACCCGAAAAACTCGGCCTCCAAGGCCGTTTGCGCCATTGGATTTCAATGGCGCATTTCAATGGCGCACTGCCGCATTCGAGCTCGGGAGGACCCGGCAAAATGGGAACAGAGCGTTAGTGGCACTCACAAGATTTGTTCGTAACGATATGCCGTTGATATCACTGATAGAATCGTCAGGAGGTCGACCGTATAATGGCTATTATGTTAAGTCGAGCGCTAGTGCCTTATTTGGTTCGCGTGGCGTTCTGGCTCCTGGCGCCAAGCGCTGCCGCCGAACATGCGTCGACCGGGCGCCGAGTGCGGGGTAGATCGGGGTAGATGGACGGCGATGCCGCCTGCCAGCCCTAAGGACGGATATACAATGGATGTACGAGAACGTGGCGCAATCCGCGTAGGCACTGCTCTGTATGGTCGGGGGGTGGCGTTAAACTGTAGTGGCCACTACACAATCGCGTCACGTGCGTTCCACTGGCTATGTCCTTGGACGGGCAGGACATTTCCAGGTTTCCAGCGCCACATAATGTCACTTCTCCCTCGACCGTATAAATGGAGCGCGGTGCAGCATTGGCGTCGGGATCGTCGCCGTATGCCTTCCTCGTCGGCTCGCGCGTTAGCTGCTGCGATTGAGGTTCGGGTTATTGAGGGTCAGGCGTTGATTCTGGAGCTGCGTGAGTATGCGGCCGCCGAGGATGCGCGCGTGAAGCCGTTGCAGGGTTTCTTCAGGGTTGAGAAAGAGCCCTTTCGCCGGTGATGACGGATGCCATTTGGGCGCCCGGCGACGGTGGATGTTGGGGTGAATTTGGGCGTCCCTGGGTGGCATCGGATGACGACCTCTATGACGACCATGACGACTATGACGACCTTTTCCGTACTTAGCTATTGTAACTAGGATTCGTGTTCATGTGTCTTTTTGAAAAAGGTTGTCATAGGTCGTCATAGGGGCAAAAAGTCGGCCTGTATGGCCGATCACAGGCATGACGACGGGTCGTCATAAGGTCGTCATTTTTTGGCAAAAGGTCGTCATTGGGAGGGGTTTTAGGTTGGTTTTGCATACCATCTGCGCTGTGTGTTGCGCATAAGTTTCCAGCCTAAGTGTTTGAGAATGTTAGAAACACGCATCTGCAACGATCGTGTTTGTTGTGGTATGGGGATACTCAAATGGTCAAAAATGTCGCCGACGGTGACGACCTGCAGGGCATTTTGGGCTAAAAACATGACGACCTTTGGTTGCCAGGCGTCTTGATCGAAGCGTGCTGCCTGTTCGGGTGCGATGATGGTTCGTTCGAGCTCGGGATGGGGCCACCACGGCTCATCGCGCATGAAGAGGTGCATGGCTTCGGCGAAGAGTTGATCGCGGTCGGCGGTTAGTGCGGGGAGGTCGATGGTGCCGCATTTGACGGGCCAGAAGCGTCTCGCGCCTGTTGCGTCGCGGAGGTAGTGTTCATCGTTGGTGCTGCCGATGAATAGGCACTGGCGTGGTTCGTGGACCTCGTATCGTCCGTATTTCGGGGTGTAGATTTCCTCGCATTGGCTGATGAATTTCTTGATATCCTCGACTTCCGCGGCGCCGAATGACGACATTTCGCCGATTTCGACGAGCCATTTCCCGCGGAGGTGCATTGACACGCGGACTGGGTCGCCGCGCTTGATGTCGGGCAGATTGTCGCTGAACCACAGTCCGCCCGCGAGCGCGCGGCATGCGCTCGACTTTCTGGCGCCTTGCGGTCCCTCGAGCACGATCATATGGTCGGCTTTGCAGCCTGGCCGCATGATGCGGGCGACCATGGCGATGAGGAAGCGCTTGCCGATCTCGGCATAGTAGAGGACCTTCTTGGCGAGGTCGTCATTGTCTGGCACATCGGCGCCGAGGTAGTTCACCAGCCATGTGTCGATCCGGTCGTTATGGTCCCACCTCAATTTCTCGAGGTAGTCACGCACCGGATGAAATTTATGCTCCACGGCTTGCATCATCATGGCGTCTGCAACAGTGCCACTGACGACTCGCCGGAAGCCAATATCCTGGAGGATATGCTGCACGACCGTTACGTCATTGTCGGCGAGCGGCCTCGGCAGGTCGCCGCGCGATCCGTCTGGTTCCCTGACGAGAAATGGAAGGCGCATCATCTCGTCATATTTGACGATCGGGAACATCCAGTGATTATCGAGCGCGAGTTTGGCATTGTAGAGATTGGGGATCGGGGTCGCGCTATTTGAAAGCTGTATCTTCTTGCGCCATTCT